CGGCATCGGTTGCTGCTGCTCGATCACCACGAAGTGGGGGTTCCACTCGGTGATCCAGTCACCCACCTGCAGCCCGGAGACTTCTCCGTCGTAGGTCGGCATGTCCTTGATCTCCTCCACGTGCCCGGCGTCGAAGAACGCCAGGGCACCGGTGACGCCGGGGTCTACTGAGACGATCCTCACTTCGGTGGCTCCGAGGGGTAGCACCGTTCGAGGGCGTCGGTGATGAGGGCACCCAGCGAGACGCCCAGCGACTTGGAGGTGTTCTCCAACTGCTCACGCCTCCACCAGGGCAGGCGTGCCTGCACCTGTACCGACACCCAGCGTGGATCGCTCTTGTCGATCTGCTTGGTTACCATGTGATCAATCTACCACACCCACCCACCCCACGCAACCCCCCACTCGAGCCGTAACACAACTGTCATATATGGACCCAGCTACACGTGTAGCTGCATACTTGGGAGAACCATGGAGCATCCTGATGTCGAAGAAGCGTTCCTGGAGTGGCTCTGCACCATCAAGGACGATCGTTGGCCCACGACGCAGGCGGGGCTGGCAGAAGAGCTGGGTGTCAAGGAGGGAACTCTCTCCCGCATCAAGGCCAAGCCGGACTTCCTCGCCAAGTGGGAGGCTCGATACCGCAAGACCGTCGGTTCTCCCGAGCGGGCACAGACAGTTCTTGAGCGTCTGTATGAGACTGCTACTGACCGCACCGACCCCCGGCAGGTGCAAGCGGCCAAGCAGTACCTCGAAGCGATCGACGCCGTGAAGCCCAAGAAGCTGGAGATCGTGTCGACGTCAGCCCGGGATCTGACCGACGACCAGCTCATGGAGATCCTGTCCAGCCGGGCGATCGAGGAGATCGAGAAGCGACATGGCAGTCCTACCTAACGGGTACGAGCCCGCCTCTCGCCCGGCCGAGCGCCGGGCGCAGTACGACCTGAGGCGGAAGCTGGCGGTGTCCCAGGACGAGGCCGATGCGCTGGCCGCCCGGGTCACGACGGCTGAGGCCAACATCACCACGCTCACGGCGAACAACCGTCGGGTGGTCGTCCGACTGACGGACACGCACTCAGCAACGGGAGCGGCGCTCGTGACCACCATCACCTGGGGCACCGAGGTGGAGGACACCGACGGCTTCATCGGAGCGGGAGGCTCCACCATCACCATCCCGACCGGGCTGGGCGGCATGTATCTCATCGAGTTGCAGACCACCTGGACGACCGGCGCCACCTCGTCCCAGGCGATCCTGACTGTCAGTGGTCGAGTCCACAAGGGGCCGTCGGTCGGCGGTATCGCCAACGTCACGGCGGTCCAGGCCCTGGCGCCGACCAGCACCGTGGTCGCCACGGTCTACAACAACAACGCCACGGAGAACGTCACGTGCTCCCTGGAGATGGTGCGGGTCTCGGCGTGACCGAGACCAACGTCTCGACGCTGGAGCTGTGGCGAGAGGCCGAGTGGCGCAAGTGCGCCCCGAGGACGAAGGACCCCGAGAAGCTGCTGGAGGGGCTGCTCTACTTCTGTCGCACCTACTGGTACATCAAGCACCCGTCTGAGGGGCGGATCAAGTTCGACCTGTACGAGTCGCAGGAGGAGACCTTCCGGCTCTGGCTCAACCACCGCTACTCGCTGATGCTGAAGGCCCGGCAGCTCGGGTTCTCAACCCTGGTCGCTGCCTTCTCGTTCTGGAACGCCTTCTTCTACGAGGACCGCCCGATCGTCATGCTGTCCCGCACCGAGCGGGACGCCATCAAGCTGCTCTCGAAGGCGAAGTACGGGTTCAAGTTCCTGCCCGAGTGGATGAAGTTCCGGGGTCCGCCCGACAACCAGACGCTCACCAAGCTGGAGTTCGCCAACGAGAGCTACATCGAGTCCCTGCCCGCTGCCAACGATCCCGCCCGTGGTGAGTCCGTCTATCTGGCGGTGATCGACGAGCTGGCCTTCCTCCCTGACAGTGAGCAGGCGTGGGCGTCGATCGAGCCCATCGTTGACGTCGGCGGCCGGGTCATCGCCCTGTCCACGGCGAACGGCGAGGGCAATCTGTTCCACAACCTGTGGGTCGGAGCCGAGACCAGGACGAACCGGTTCACCTGCATGTTCCACCCGTGGTGGGCCAACGGTCGCACCCAGGAGTGGTACGACGAGAAGAAGAAGGACCTGCCGGAGTGGCAGCTCGCCCAGGAGTACCCGGACAACCCGGAAGACGCCTTCCTGCGATCGGGCCGCCCGGTCTTCAACCTGGAGGTGCTCCGGTCGATCCAGGCGTTCGAGCCCATGACCCGTGGTTACTTCGCTGAGCACGCCAACTTCGAGTTCATGGAGGACGGTGATGGACCGCTGCGGATCTGGGCGTGGCCGGACGAGAAGGGCCGCTACTGCTTCGGTGCCGACGTGGCCGAGGGGCTGGAGCATGGCGACTTCTCATCTGCACATGTCATCAACGCTCGCAACGGAGAGGTGGTGGCTCACTGGCATGGGCGCATCGACCCTGACCTGTTCGGCACCGACGTGTTGGCCCCGCTGGGGCGAATGTACGGGGGCGCTCTGGCCGGGGTCGAGAACAACAACCACGGACTCACCACCCTGAAGGCCCTGCACCGGGTGAGGTACAGGCCGATCTACATGCAGCGGTCGCCCCGTTACAAGAAGTCGGTGCCGACCGACATCCTGGGCTGGCGGACCACGCAGATCACCAAGCCCCCGGGCATCGACGAGCTGGGCGGTGCGCTCCGGGACGGCAGCCTGCAGCTCCACTGCGCCGACACGGTCGCTGAGATGCGGACCTACGTCCGGGGCGACAACAACAAGATGCAGGGCTCGCCCTTCGACGACCGGGTCATGAGCCTGATGATCGCCAACCAGATGCTGAAGCATGTCTGGCTGAAGGAGTACGAACCGGTGCGAGAACCGGGTCCAGGAACGATGGGTTGGCTGGAGAAGCAGCTCTTCGGAGACGATGTGTTCACAAAGATGACCGGTCGTGGACGTAAGATCGAAGAACCGGCCCCCATCGGGCGCAACTTTGTGAGGAGTTGACCATGCCGAACCGTCTCGATCGACAGAAGCGGCCGAGCAAGCCCCATCAGCGGGTGAACTACCGCAAGATCGTCCGTGGCCACGACGTCCGCCCGCACACCCAGTGGGGCGAGTCGGTGGCAGAGCTGGCTGGAGAGATCGCCGCCACTACGGCGACGGCAGGAACGCCCGGTACGTGGAGCCCCGCATCATCGGCTGTACCGACCCGGGCGGACCTGCTGGCTGGCAACCCCGTCAGGGTGACAGCCAGCCCGGCGAGCGCCTGGACCACGGCCCAGCGGGTGCTCTGCTCGGACTCCAGCAACCCGGCCTACTGGAACGGCACCGCCTGGGTGGCGGGCCAGGCGCCGTGATCCTCTGCTCGTGTGGCAGGGAGGCAGAGGATGGCAAGTACGAGTGCTTCCGCTGTCGTGTCTTGTCGGTCGGCTACGTCTGGCGTGGCGGTGGTCATCAGTACGGCCGGGAGAACTTCTCGTCCCGGACCAACGCCGAGTACGTGAACGAGCACATCGGCTTCGATACCAAGGAGAAGCTGAAGAGCGGGGAGATCGCTCCGGCGAGTGACTTCCGGTGAAGCAGAGTGAGTACCTGACCTACTGCCGAGACGAGGTGAAGCGCTCCAAGAAGTGGCGCTCCAACGAGGGCTACGAGGAGCAGTGGAAGCGGTACATCGACCTGTACCGGGGACGGCAGTACGCCTCCGAGTCTCCGAACGACCAGCTCATCGTCAACCTGGTGTTCTCGACGATCAACACCATGGCTCCCTCGGTGGCGGTGAACAACCCCCGCTTCGTGGTCAACGCCCGCAAGCCGGAGGCCGCCCCGCAGGCCACCATCACCGAGGAGATCCTCAACTACCTGTGGCGCACGTACCGCTACCAGGATGAGTTCCGCCTGGCGGTCAACGACTGGCTGGTCCTGGGGCACGGCTGGCTGAAGGTCGGCTACAAGTTCGTCAAGCCACCCGAGGAGAAGCGGGCCAGCGATGAGCTGAACGAGCCCGGCAACCCCGGGGACGCAGCCTCCGTCGGCATCGATGACCGGGAGGACGTCGAGGGCAACGTCGAGTCCGAGATGTACATGGC